AGTGGATCAGGTATTTATTTTTAACAAATCCTACACTGAAAACATACTAGGCAGATTAATTAAGATTGGTGATGTCTTGCAACCCGAGTTCCAAGAAATGAAGTTTGAAGTATTTGAAGTCCAAGAGGATAGCTTTGAAGCGTATGGCGTTTACCACTTAATGGTTCATGCTAAACTCCTCAGGGATACTCAGGACATTCACAATCAAGATTACTTCGACAGACCTGATGACGTAGGGAGTGTATACTAATGGCTTACAACTTAAACGTAAGGAATAAAATTGTTGAACTCACTACTCCTAAGATTCTTCCAGTAATTGATAATGTTTACAAGGAAAGCTTAAGGAGCATGTTAAACATATTTGGTAACGTGCATTATCTCGACGGGAATGGGAACAGAGTAAAAATAAAGTGTTCTCACGGTAACCCAGAGAGAGTGGCGGGTAGGTTAAAGGCAGACAATACCTTAATCCTTCCAATGATAACCGTCGTTGAAACAATGACCGACACCGACCAAAACAGAGGAAGGTATCAGAATATAATAACAGAAACTCATTGGGATGCTAAGAAGCTTAGGGCTACCCGAGTGTTAAGCTTACCTCCACGACCCATCAACATAACTTATGAAGTTAATATATGGGCAAAGTATAAAGCGGATATGGATATGATTAGGTCTAACATATTCTCTCTGTTCAGTCCAGACATAAACATAGAAACTCAATACTCAAGATACAATAAAGCTTTTATAAACAGTGAAAGAGATGTTGGTAATGTTGGTGCTGGCGATGGTTCAGATAGAATCATGCAGAAAAAGATTAGCATAACTTTAGAAACTTACATCCCAAGTCCTAAGTTCTGTTTTACGAACACTGGTGAGATAAAAGAATTCGGAGTATAAATGGTTACTACCATAGACATTCTGAGTAACTTTCCAAAGCCTAAGCCTGCCTTGCCTAAGTCTAGGAGAGGCACAATTACTTTTATAGCTAACATAGAGGAGAAGGGCGGGCCAACTGTTAGGAGAAACCTAACCAGAGGAGTCGAAGAGACTGATGATCCTTACAGACAACCTCCTCAATTTAGAAACTTAGGTAATATTAATCTTGATCTTGAAGCCTATAGAATTTCTATTGAAGCAGGTGGTGGTGGTGTCATACCCCTTGATCTTGAAGTTCAAACACCTTCTATTGATAGGGGCTTTAGTTTACAAAATCTCATACTTGAACTTAGAGACCACGTATTCGAGTATGGAGTTGGCGGGGACAATATCCTGCCTGCTGATGTAAACTTTGATTTCGGAGATTTAAGTATTTCAACTGGTATAAATTTAAATGAATTAAATCTAGAATTAAGTAACGGATTTGACGACTTTGGCCCTCAAGAAGACACGTTCGCAGTTGGTTCATTTAACGTAAGTTTAGCTTTTTCTCTTCCTCAAAACATGGTGACAACCCCTGATGATCCTCCACCTGTTTAATAAAATTAAAAGATCTATATTAAGCTAAATATAGTAGGAGATTTATATTATGTCGTGGACAAATCTAGGTAAGCAAAGAATGTTTGAAGAGTTCTTTTGTTCGGGAGCAGTGCCGAGCGAATTTAGACTGGTTCTCTGTAGTGCTGTGGGCGATTGGAGTGCGGACACTAGCTCTACTGCTGACGTTAGTGCGGCCAGTTCTGTTGTCTTGGGTAATCAAGGAGGAACTTCCGGCCTTATAGTTCTTAGAGATAGTGTAGGTGATCAAGCTAACTTTGATGTATCTAGTGCTACTCAATTAAATTTAAGTGCGGTTCGAGCAGTCTTACAAACAGGTAATGATGCCTTCCAATTCTCAGGGTTAATTACAGGAGCTAGGTATGTAGTGTTAGCTGAAGGACCCGACTCTGGAGGTGTATTTAACTTTGAAGGTGGTCATGAAATATATGCATGGTGGGATATTGGACAATCTACTAATATTGCTGCTGGTAACACATTAACTATCACTGCTCTATCTCTACAAGGACAGTAAATTAACTTTCTAAACAAAACAACAATACTAAATATAGTAGGAGCTTTTTATGAAAATCGTCAAGAACACAACTTTGAGAGGCTTTAACATTCCTTTCAGAACGCCTCAGGGAGTTAAGACTTTGTTCTTTGCGCCCAAGCAGCAAAGAGAAATTCCATCTAACTGGAAGAGTAAGGTTGCTGAAACTTTTATGAGTCGTCGAATGGTTAAGATTAAGACGGTTGTAGACCCTGTCTACAAACCTAAAGTTGAAGCTCCGACTAAAAAAGTTAGAAAGACTTTACCCAAGTTACCCCAAGAGAGTGATTAATTATGGCAATTCCAACCAGTCCATCTGTTGTAGTTCGTGAAAATGATGTTTCGATTTACACTCCTAATATTAATTCGAGTGTGGTCGGGTTAGTGGGCTTTGCCACTAAGGGTCCAGTTAATAAACCCACTCTCATTACGAGCCAGAACAACCTTCTTCAAACCTTCGGAAAGCCCGATGCATCATTAAACTCTCAACTTGTTGCGGGTGCTCTTGAGATATTAGAAGCTACCGATCAAGTTTACGTTGTTAGAGGTGCTGCTGCTTCTGCTGAGTATGCTTCCGCGATGGTTGCTGTTGGTGCTTGCCCTGCTGTTAAAGTTGAAGGTTACATTCCCAGGACTGACACCTCGGCAATTGAATACACGATCTACGATAACAATGGTACTCAAAAAGCTAAAGCCACAGTCGAATTCGCAAGCTCTACTGACTACACGACTGACAAGGCCATCTTCTTAAATGCCTTCAACCCAGATCTGGTCAATCAACAAAATGTCTTTGCCTTCGTTGAAGGTAACGACATTTACCTTGCATCTAGGTTCGCAGGTTCTGGGGCTACGATGACTGTCTCTGGAAACACAGGGTTTGTCTTCAGTGGTCTCGATGTTCTTGGTGATGCGATTGTTGCGGGTGCTGGTGCTCAATATACAGCGTCTGGCTACACAGCTTCTAGCGTTGAGTTAGAAGTTAGATCTATCTACGAAGGCACTGGCTACAACCTTAGTTCTCTTAGAGATGGTAGCACTAGGGGTCTTTCGTTTGAAGTTAACAACGTGTCTGTGAAAGATCAAATCACTGTTAACAGTGATGGTGCTGCGGTTGAAGCTTTTGACGGTATCGACCTTATAACTTCCAGCAACACTTTCTCGGATTACGTGATGAACAGTGACATCGACGCGACACAATCTGAGTATGTTGTCACAAACCTGCAAACCACGGCTGGTGACGATTACGCTGGTGAGTCACACTTTGGAGCTAAAGCCGCTGCGGCGGGCTTCGTTGGTAATGATAGTTCTCAAATTGGAACTCCAAGATTTGTGAAACTCATCGAAGGCACTTACGGTCTTGCGGGTGGTACCAATGGTGCTGATGATGTGACTGACCTGATTGGCACTGAGAACGTTAAAACAGGTATGTATGCTCTCGATAACGATGGGCTTAACCTTGGCATTGCCTTAGTCCCTGGCGTCACTGACCAGCGTGTACAGAATGCTCTGATTACGATCGCTGAGACCTCCAAGAACTTCCTTGCGCTGGTTGCTCCTCCTGAGGGTCAAGCCACTGTGCAGGACGCTGTTGACTGGATGAATGGTGCGGCGGCAGGTGACAGAGACTCTGCAATCAACTCCTCTTACGCTGCTGTTTACTGGCCTTGGGTTCAGGTCTTCAACAACTTTGCGGGGGCGGATGACTGGTATGACCCAACGATCTTTGCGGCTCGTCAATGCGTCTTTACTGATGCGATCTCGGATCCTTGGTTTGCGCCTGCTGGTTTCAGAAGAGGTAGACTTACGAAAGCTACTGACACTGAGATCTCATTGAACCAGGGTGATAAAGATGTGTTATACTCTAACTCGATCAACCCAATCACGAATGATAGAGCTACGGGAATCACCATCTTCGGTCAAAGAACGGCTCAGAGAGCACCTACTGCTCTTGATAGAGTGAACGTGAGAAGGCTCATGATCTACATCCGCAAGGTCCTGCTTGATCTTGGTAAGCCATTCCAGTTTGAGCCTAACGATGAATTTACGTGGGAGCAGGTTGAAGATTCTATCAACCCGTTCCTGAGTGATCTTCTTGCTAGAAGAGCTATTGTTCAGGGTGCGGTTCGCTGCGACAGCACGACAAACACTCCTGCAAGAGTTGATAGGAACGAACTCTGGTGTTCGATTTCGATTACGCCGACGAAGGCTGCTGAGACAATCGTGTTCGAAGTTAACCTCACTAGCCAAGCGGCAACAATTAATGGGTAATAATCATGGTAGATAGCTATTTAAAAAACAATTACAGAGCGAACTTTGAACCTGGGAGAACCCTCCCTAAGATCTCGACCTCCCTGGATTCCGTCAGAACCTACCAGTTTGAGATTAGGTTCTACGGCATTCCTACTGTTCCAGGCGTTGACTTAGACCAGGATACTCAATTCGTTCTTACAACTGCTGCAAAGCAAGTCGGTCCTGTGGGCGGTTCGGTTGATGAGATCGTTGTTGATCGTCTGAATGACAAGGTCTACTACCCAGGTAAGTTTAGCCCTGAAGCTCTCACGGTCACGTTTGATAACCAGTTACTTTCTAAGACTACCCCTGCTCTCTGGAACTGGTTTAAGACGATCTACGACCCAATGACGGGCGATATGACGAAGCTCTCGGCTCCTGGTGGTGCTGGCAACAGAACCTTCAAGTCGCCTAAGGTTTCCATCCTTGAACTCGACAACACCAATGAGCCTCACGCCTACATTGAAATGTATGGTGTGTATCCCACTGGTGTTAGATTCTCTGAGAAGAACTACGCTTCGAACGATTTCTCTACTGTTGAAGTCACCTTCCGCTACGACTTCATCGACTACGACAAGATTAACTCGCTCTAAACTAGTCGTAAATAAAATCAAGCATAGCCTTCTCTCTAAATAGGAGAGAGGGCTATTTGTCTATTATAAGTTATGGACTTTTTCACGGAACTTTTGGAGAGCTTCAGTCGGAAGCATAATCGTAAGCTTAGGTTGTTAGAGCAAGAAGAGGACGATGCACAAGCTCTTGCTGCTGCTACACAGTTAGCGGATCAAGCGTCTAAGGGTACATATCAGCAACCTATCACTGCACAATCTCCGAGTGGTAGAACAATAGGCGTCTACATTAATACGAGCAAAGTAGCTAAGGGGGGTATTGTAGGGCAAGATGGTAAGGTGATATTGGGTCCAAATGTTAAGACTATAAGTCCAAAAAGAGGAGAATCTTGGAAACAGTTTGTTGGATTCTTTAAATCTGAAGAGGGGGCTCAACCAAAGAAGTTTAGACAAGAGATGACCCCTGAAGAAATTCAGCAGATGGAAAGAGATGCGAGAAGAAAAACCCTAGATGAGTCGCCTATGGCTCAAAGGTATCCTAAACTTATCGAAGCTTTGAAAAATAATATGGACGCCTTAGAGCAATCTATGAAAGAACTTATCTGTGATGAGAATGGTAATACTAAGCCTGAGTACTTCAGGCAAGTTATGACTTCTTTGGAAAATCCTAGAAGCCCTGCTTGGCAAAAATGTAGCACCCATTTAAATTTTATTGTTGGAAATACGAGAGGTAACATTGAAACAAGTCTTGTAAGAAATAACAACATATTAAAATTTAATCCAAACACTGATAGATATTACATCGAAGAACGGGATCCTGCTCCTGACGAATCTTTAAGTGTTTCAAAGGCTTTAGATCTACTTTCTCAAGCAGCCAAACCTGGAGCTTCGGACGAAGTAAAGGAAGACGCTTGTAGGAGATTTATGTCTGTGGAGGGTCCAAATAGAGATTTAAAGGATGGTATCAACATATTCACAGATCCTCACAATAAGGATAATGGGAGAGTAATTCTTCAAAAAAGCGCGGTTAGGGCCATCACAACAATGATGGAGCTAGCTGGTTGTGATACAACTAAACAACCAATAAGGAAGGCTTTGATAGCTGGTTCGGCAGGACGAGAAAGCAATACGCGAGGGGAAATTGGAGAGCGCAGTAAGGTTATAACCAACTTAGTATTCTCTTTAAATTCTGCTTTAGCAGCGGGGGCCTCAGAGGAAGATGTAGCTGACTTGAGGAATATAATAAGTGATCACTTAGTAGACTTCGGTGAGATGATTCGCTCTTTAAATGCAGAGAGAGAAACATGGCTCGACAGGGCTCAAGAGGAAGTCCCTACGACAGAAGAAGTGGCAGGCATTCAAACCCTTTCTGAGTTCGTAGAAGATCCTGATAAGAGAGAATACTATGCTAAGGCTTTATTTATCATGTCTAGAGTTACAACTTCTATTCGAAAGCCTTTGGTCGCAGTGCAAGTTGCAGAACAAGTTGGCGAAGGTGATAAACAAGATGTCCTTGAGTGTTGGGACTCTCCAGAAAAAGCTCTAGAAGGTCTTCGACGCGCAGAATCTTTTAATGATGGTGGTGATAGCAAGATTACGGAGGATGATATAGTAGGTGCCACTGTAGAGGAGATCTACAGTAATAGACCTGATGAACTTAAAGCATTAATCAAAGCAGGAATCCTAAAGGAAGGTCAAATTCTTTATAGCTCTGAAGTAAGCCTTAAAAGCCAACTTAGTAGAGGCCCTGCTAAGATGGGTCAAGGAGGTCACCAGAGAACAACCGAGTCCTTACTAGAGACGGGCGATCAGCCTGATCCAAGATCTACTAGATTTTATGACAGACTTAATGACCCATCACATAAAGAAAATATTCAATCACTTCACAGAACAGCAGAAAGTATAAAGAACGCAGCGGATAGCTTAAATATACAAACTTTAGTAAGAACTCAGGATGGGGTAGTGTCCCAAGAATCTATGAGAACCGCTGTTGATTCTATAATTGATCACGTTACTAGAAACAGCACTTTCTCAGAATTAAACAATGATACAGAAATAGCTTCTTTGAGAGATGACCTAGAATCCTTAATATCTGGCGATCCTTCTATATCTACCGAGTCTTTCCAAGCTAAAGTTAAGGATAAAATATATAGGAAAACGTTGTTCACCAAGGTTACCAATAGAGCTTTGGAAACTAAAGCTGACGGAACTCCAACGAAAAAAGCAAAATCTGCTAGACTATACGCCATGGCTTTAATGAATCAGGCTGGTGGGTCCAAAAATGATAACACTATATTTCAAGTGGATGTTCTAAACGAACTAAAATCTTTTGTATCTACACAGAATGGAGAACTCAATGCGGCTATGGATTCAATAATGAACGGAGATGGTAAATGGGAGTTCCAAGGAACGGGTGGATCTTTAGTTATGTATCGTACTGGTTCTCGTCAAGAAACTGGTGGGCCGAACAGAAGATTAACTTTAACATATAAAGATGGTAAATATTTCTTGGAAAGATCTCAAACATCAATTTCGTTTGCCTCTAATGAATTCTCTGCTTCGGATGCTGCTTCTAAAGCACTTTCCCCAGACATTCGGAAAGATGAGGATTTGATTTTGGATGTTTTAGGTAAGCTAACCGAAGCCTTAGGTGTCATTAAGGAAAAAGTGAGAGTCCTCGACACAAAGTAAATCACACATCTTAAACATAGCTATCTCCAAATCATCAATGTAGCCTCTGAACATCCAACCCTTCACTGGCAGATCGGTCTGATTAGTTATAGCCACAGGTTCCTGACGATTCTGACCAATAATCAGTAAAAACTTTTTAGAAGACTTCTTAGAATCTCGATGTGCTTGGTCTATCATCTTTGAAATTG